TGGATAAGTCTTTGTGCGTGTTGAGCTTACGCTGTTATAAGCGCGAAAGTGTTGTTTGCCGATGTTGTTGTTTATATCGACATCTTTCTGCACGCTTGATGTAAAAGTCGAGTCATTGTAATTATATTTGACAGTAATGCCCTCGTATTTTGTGCCTCGAAATGTCGCCCTCTGATCCCATGTTTGTCCACCAGAATCAGGCACGTTCCACAGAGGATCTAGCTCGCTGTAATAATCGCCGCCGATGTAACAAAAGTTGTATCTTTTTGTGTATTCCCATTTCGCTGCGCTGCTTTCATTTGTCACATAAGTATTTGTTGTTGCACTCGTAGCTTTTGTTGTTATAAAAAAATCAACCCGCTCGTCTTCATTAAAATCAACCGCAGCTAAAATGGTAGCGGTAAAGCCGTTTGGAATTGATGTTCCGAGCAAATCTTGATTAGATTCCGAAGTTTTCACTGCCCACAAATTAGGGTCATTATTTGTTGTGTCAAGGTCAATTAAAATCAGACGGTTGGTAAAATCATCGGAAAAAAGCAAGGCGGATTTAGTGACTGATTTATTGATTGCGGCGAGTTGCAAGGGCATAAACCCCGTTAAGTTTGACGCGATTGTAATGTGAATGTAGGGTTGTTTTTTTTGGAAAAACCGAATATTGATACTGCCACTTGACCACAAAAAAACGACTGTGATATTACTTTTTGCCGCGCACCCCATGATTTGCCCATCAATATTTATCGCTTCTAAATCTAAAAAAACCCGCCCATTTTTATAGACTTTTCGCCCAGTTTGGTATTGGTAACGGTGCGAACCGTCCCAAGATAATGTGATTTTACCATCCGTCCATTCGATATTACCGCATTGTTTTTGTTGGATTTTTTCTGGTTGAAAGCCCGTTTTTTTTGTGGGAATAAAACGCAGCGCGGGGGCTTGGCACATAAAACCGCTGGTTTTTTTGTTTTCGACATTTAACGGCGGTTCATCAGCAAAGTTGAACATTATGCAACTCCAAATTTGAGTTTTAATGCAGCAAGCGCGTCAATAACCTGTTGATTAGTTGCCAATTCTTCTGGCACTTCTTCCGAAAATTTCCACACTACACCGAAAAACCCTTGCGCACTGTCCGTAGTTGGGTAACACCAATCCTTGGTGTAACGGTCACGATGCTGCACATTAAAGCCGTCCCACAAAAGTTCGTACTGGGTTAGCTCATCTTTTCGCGTTGACACATCAAGTTCAGACACATCGGCCGATGGATAGTGCGCGTAGGCGATTTGAGCATCGGTAAGTGTCTCGGGCATTTCATAACGTTTATCAGCCACTAAAATTTCTCTGTAGACCCGGGCTAATCGGACTTGTTCTGTTGCGCTAAACGGATTTTCCGGTATTTCGTATTGCGTGATGTTTTTCGGCGCATTGGCATCATAAGCGAAAACCAGACCACGCTTAATGTTCACGCCGCCGCCTGCCATATTGTCAATCTGCGCGTTATACTCAAACAAGTGAACGGTTGCATAATATTCAATTACCACGTTTCCCGTGCAATCCGCCGCGCATAATAACATTCCGTTGCTGACGCTAAAGTTTGGGGTTACTAAATTGTCATTTTCATCAAATAACACGCCGCTGTACGATACCAAACTGTTAATGACCATACCAACTTGCGTTAGTCGCTTTGTAACTGACACAGATTCAGACACAAGTTTTGATGTGCCGCCTTTGCTGGTAATTGTGCCTACAGTAGCTCGCACGATGACACCACTGACTGGATAGACCGTAAAACACGCATAAGGATTCCAGCCGTAATGTGACGGTGTAGGATGCGCTTCAATGCGAATATTTTTGATTGTCCAATCAACAATGTGTGTAAGTTTAGCCATCGTCAAACTTCTAAAAGAGTTAACACAACACTAAATTTTTTATCAGCGGCATGATAGCTGGTATTTCGAACAGGTTCGGCTTCAATTTTGTCTAAAATCACATTAAAAGTACGGCTGTCGTTATGCGTTAAAACTGACACTGCGCCGCTATCCTTTAACACGGCTAAAGCCTGCATGGTTTGATAAGTTTGCCAGCCACAGTCATAATTTAGCTTTCTGTACTTCTGTTTCACTTTTTGAAATACAAACAACCGTCCTTCTTCCGTCCATTTTTGTTTATTTTCAACAGCGGAATCGGCAAATTCGTTTATCCAGCGCGTGTTGCCGCCTAAATTAATCGCGCCTAACGTTGCCATCAATAACCGTCCCGTGTCATGCGTCCACGCGATTTTGCATAGCGTTGATAGGCTTCAAAGATGTCTTTGTCTTCAGGTTTAATCGTTGCATTCACTGTTCCAGCGGGCGAGGCGAGTTCAAGTTTGTACACGCCTAAGACTTTTTCTTGCTTATTTTGATTTGTTTGGGCATTTTGAATCTGCGATACATTAGGCAAGTTCAACGGCTTGAGTTGTTTAATCATTTCCGAAATATGCGCTGGCAGTGGCGTGTTTTGCACGGGTGGCGGGGTGATTTTTGCATCACTTGTACTCGTATCGCTGTAGCTTGTTTTGCCATCTACAACGGTTTTGTATATCTTTTTCTGTGCAGGCACAGGGCTTTCTTGTGTTGGCGCATCAACTGACTTTTCTGTATTTAGCGCGTCAATTTTCTGTTTGGCTTTATCCACTTCGCTACTGTCAACAACAATTTTTAACGCTGCGCCTTTGGTCAAGGTGTCATTTAAAGCTTGAATCTGATTACCAACATTTTCAAAAGCTTTGCGCTGCAAATCCGCTTGTGCTTTGACTTCGGCGGCTTTGGCTTGTTCTTCGGCTTTTTGCGCTTCCAAGGCTTGCGTTGTCAGGTCAATCGATTGCTTATAGTTGTTTTGCGCGGTTTGTGCGGCACTCTTTTTATCACCTGCGGCTGCATTTTTAACCGCATCCATGCCTTGTTCTTTGGTCAGGGCATTGAGTTCTTTGCCGATTTCGGCGGCTTGCGTATAGTCTTTATTACGCATCATTTCGCGGTATTGCGCGGTTTTCTGCTCTATTTCAAGCGTTTTATCCGCCGCAACTTCGCCTTCTGTCATGCCCGCACGGGCAATTTCACGTTCACCCGCCGCGCCTTGTTTTTTTACATCCTTAATCTCTTTGTCGAGAGCGATCGCTTTGTCGCGGTGTTCTTGCTCAAGGGCGTTTAGGGCGGTGACTTGGGTTTTATACGCATCGTGAATCTGAGTTAGAGTGGCTTTCTTAAACTCAAGTTCCTTTTTAGTAAAGTCAACTTTTAAGCCTTCGTGCGCTACCATTTCGTTGCGTTCAATCACATATTGGGCTTTTATAAAATCAGTTGCCTCTCGCGCACTTTTAAGCTTTGTCTGAAAAACCTGAGCATCAATCTGACTTTGCGTTTGCCCTGAGTTTTTTATTAATCTGACTTTTTCATCTTCGGCATCTTTGAATGTAGACAATTGATTTTTAAACGACTCGGCTTGAATTTTCTCATCCAGCTTTGCTTGCTGTGCAGCGGCTTTTTCCTGTTTTTTAGTCAATGGCGCAATCGAACCATCTTTCACACGTGGGTCATTATTTAAATTAGACATTTTTGCTGTAAAGGCATTCAAGCGCAGTTCATCTTGTTGTAATGCAGTTTGGTCGTAAATGCTTAATTTTCCTTCACCTTGCTTGGCTTTCAGCGGCTCAATTTTTGCCGTCAAATCATCAATTTGTTGTTGAGTTTTAATGAGTTCATCTGTCAATCCCTCAGCAGATAATTTAGAGCCATCAAAGTTAATTAGTTTTTCATTTGTCCCAGTAACGAGTTGTTTTTTGCGTTCAGCTAAAATATCTAATTGTTGCAATAAGTTAGCGCGTTGCGATGACACATCCCCCAAGTTAAATAGGTTTTTAAAGCTAAATTTCTCTAATTCCGCCACTTTTGCCTTAACTGCGCTGATATTTTTTTCTGTTTTTTGAGTATCAAAACCAACTTCACCCAACGACATTTTTTTAATGTCCTCATTGGCTTGCGAAACCGCATCGGCAAAAACCTTAGCTTTCGCCGCCGCCCTTCCTTCCGAGTCAGTCACCTTCTCTAAACCTAAATAAAGCCCATACAACGCAATTGCCGCAGCACCAATAGGACCACCGACAAAAGCCAATGCCGATTTCATTGCCCCGCCCAGTTTGGTCATCAATAATCCGCTACGGGCAGTGGTTTCGTTTAAGGCATTTTGTGAGGCTGTTTGCGCGATATTCGCTGCAACCACTTCGTTTTGCGCGGCGATTTGGGTTTGCGTAGCAGCGGCTTGTTGCACGGCAATTGCATTTGCTTGTTTGCTCAATGCAATCAACCTTGCCTGTGACGCTGACCGCTCTGTCTCAGCCGCCGCCAATTTAGCCGTTTCGATTGTCAATAACCGTTTACTTTCAATTGTTTGCGTATCAGATTCAAGTGTGGCAATCGCTGCTTTTGCACTACCAATCCGAGCATTGGTCAATTCAATAGTGGCAGTTGCTGCCCGAATATCTGATTTCACCAAGGCTAAATTAGATTCGAGTACCGCAGTATTCGCTTTCGCTTGATTAAGGGCTGTTTGCGCGGCGGATTGTTGAGCGGATGAAAGAGCTAAAGTTTCATTGATTGCACTAGCCTTTGAGCCTAGCGTTGCTAGTTTTGACAAAGATAATGCTCTGGCACTTTCAGCAGCAGTTAATTTTTCTGTCTCTTGCCGTAATAAATATTGGATGGAGGTTGTCTGTGTCGTAGCCGACATTGCAGCAATAGCTGCTTTTGACCGAGCAATTTGCGCATTTGCTGAGGCTAATGTTGCCGATTCAGCTGCACGGTCAGCATTTACCAAAGCTAAGTTCGATTGAATCAAATTAACATTGGCAGAGGCTGTTACTAATGCGGATGCCGCAACGGTTTCTTGTGCTTTTGACTGGTTTAGTGCGCTAGCAATTGTTGCTGCTTGTGAACTCAATAATGAGGTATTCGCTAAAGCTTGCGAATAAGCCGCTTCTGCCGCCGCCAATTCGTTTTTCGCCAACACTAATTGTGCTTCAGCCAAATCTAACGTAGTTGTTAATGCCGAGACAGCCGCACGAGCAGAGGCAATTTTTGCATTTGTAGCAGCCAATGACGCGCTTTCAACCTGCAAACTCGACTTTACCAGCCCCAAATTTGAGTCTATTAAAGCAACATTCGCTTGTGCCTCCCTGTTTTTTGCAACGGCTGCGGCTTGTGCAGCTGTAGTCGCCGCAACTTTGTCTTCTGCTTCTTTTATAGTCGCAGCTATAGCTTCTTTTTGCGCAACAAGGTTTGCATAAATTGATTTGGTATAAGCAGCGACCGCCGCAACCCCTTTTCCAGCATAAGTCGCAGCAATCAATTCGATTGCCCCTGCAATCAAATTCTTATTTTCTTTTATCCAGCCAAACGCCTCTTTTCCGAGATTTACCGTACCAGTCGCTAATCCAGCCACGGGTTTTTCTACCTCTTTCGCCATCTGGGTATAAGCTGAACTGACATCGGCGTAAGTTGCAGTCAGTGTACCAGCCGACCGTTCAGCCGCACCATCATACTTTTGGAGAGCTTTAACCATCGCAACACCAAAAGCCTCACTGGTAACCTGTCCTGCACCAATCAATTTTCGCAGTGCGCCGACCGTTTTTACTCCAAATGCTTCGGCAATATGATTTCCTAGTCCAGGTAGCGGCTCGATAATTTGATTAAACTCGGCTGACTGCACAGTCCCTTGTGATAATGCTTGGGACAACCCATACAAGGCTTGCCCAGTCTGCACCGAGCTTGCGCCCGTTTTCGACATGACATTACTAAAACCCTCAAGCATTTGTGTGGACTGCTGGCGCGTAATTACGCCGCTCTGCTCCATAACGAGCAATTTTGCATAATTATCCGTTAAATCGCCTACCGACTTATGATGCCGACCCGATAAGTCCGTTAAATAAGCCTCTGAATTCGCGTAATCTTGTTGTGACGTGGTTAAACCAGACAGTTTTAAACGCAAATCTTGAATGACCTGCACTGCCTCGACAAGTTTTGTCGTAAAAAATCCACCAATACTGATGCCAAACAGCCCAGTGAGATAATTTTTGGTTTCGTTTGCGCGGTTTCCAAGTGATTTAACTGAGTTTTCAGTATCATCAACAGCTTTCTTGCCGCCTGTCGCATCACCGTTAATTTGAATTTTTAGCTTTAAATCGCTTGACATTTTTAGTTATCCTTCCCAATTTCAGCCACCACCGCATTCAACAGGCTGACCGGATAGCTCAAAACCTCGGTATGTTTTAAACGCACCAACGCATTCACCATTGCACTCAACGCTTGATAATGCTCAAACCCGCTTAAATCCGGCTGTTCAATCCCATGTGCATTATGCGTTTGTGTCTCGCCACTCCCGTTAAAAAACGCCTGATTAACCTCAACAAAATGCGTCATTAACGCTTGCTGTTCTTCTGAGGTAAGCTTTTCAAGGTCAAAATCAGGTGTAAAACTAACCAATTCCCGCGCCTTTGCTAAAGCATCAACACGATGGGCTTGCAAAAACGCTTCAAATTCAGTGGGGTAAAAAAAATCACCCATCAACCAAAAGATTTCCAACACCTGCACCACAGTGAGTTCAGCCACCGTGACGGCAAGGTTTTTACGAATCTGAAACGTTTTTGCGTTACGCACAGTTATTTCTCAAGCCACACCACAAACGGCGCACCATGCCCATCCGAGGTTGCGTCTTGGTCAATATTCGCCGTGCCTTCAATTTCCAGCTTTTGAAAATCATTACTTAAGAAACTAAAGCCTTTTTTAGACTGCAAAGTCACATTGCCTGCAAACACGCGGTATTTTTTCTGGCTACGGCGATTAAGCCCACGAATGTCCAGCCGCGCTGTAAAGCTGGTTGTACCGCCTTTTAAGCGTTTCCAATTGATACCGCCATAAGCGTAACCAACAGAAACATCAATACTTGTCCCAGTTAGCATCGTAATGGTGTTCTTGGTGAGGGTGTAATCAACGCCCGCATCCAAAACAGCGTTGGTTGTATCATTTGAAACGACTAAGGCTGAAATGTCTTCATGTGCCAAACGAAACGAATCCCCCGCACTCATCGCAGTATAAAGTTCATTCGTTACTGTTCCTGCCACAATCGTTTCATCTTCTAATGTTGCTGCCATCGCTAACGCTAAAATCTGTGCAGTAACTGAGGTCACTGTGACTTTAATCTGGGTCGGCTTGGCTTGCACATCAGTGTCGAATGCCTGACCGAAGGTACCGTCATCGCGATAGGAAATTAACGTTTTAACATCAGAATCTGCTGACACATCAAACAGTTCAGTATTCCCGATTTCAAAATCATTCCCCCAGGTGCCATCCGCTTTTTGAATACCAATGCGCAAAATACCTGCGCCAATAAAACCTTTTTGACTCATTATTTTCTCTCTATTTGATTTTAAAAATCGTTATCCAGTCCATCTATAACTATCCTTGTGGAAAACAAAAAACTAATATGCACAAAACCTTTCTCATCGTCAGTCACTCTAAAAGGACAACGGCGGCGATATAATTCACTATGTTCTGCTGATGGCAGCCACCCCTGCAAAGCTTGCAACACGTTTAATGCGATTACACCTAGCTCTTTCCGCGCTGCATTGCCACTATCTGTCACATTTTTGGATGAAATCACAACTAGCCAAAATTGTTCAGAAATCTGGTTTTTGCCCCAATCAATTTGACCTCCATCGGCTTCAACTGGCTGATCATCATGAAAAATCACGCTGATCGAATCATCCAGTGGGTTTTTAATCACCCACTTTTCGGACTGTGCCGCACGAACCCTACTCTTTACAATTTGCGGCACTTTGTCATGTAAACGCGCAATAATCAGCGATGAGGCGGCTAAATAATTATCCATTAATAACCGCTCCAGTTAATTTGCGACACGCCCGTTACCATCACCACGTCGCCCATTTCAGCGACGCTGTTATCCTGTTCGCCCAAGCTAACCCGTTTAGCCTGCACATCACGCAGCCAGCGAATCGCATTGTCATAGCGGATTTGCACTTCTGATTTTTCATCCAGCGTCATATTGGCATACAGCTCATAACGAGCAATGTCACCGCAAATCTTTGGCAATTCGCTGTCAGCAACCATCTCAATTGCCAGTGGCAAGGTGTAAACAGTGCGCAAATAGCCATCAATCCTGCGTCCGGCCGTCACGATAGCCTCATCCAAAACGGTTGAACTAATCGCACCAGCGTAAGGTGGTCTATCTGTGCGTTGAATTAACTCTTCTTCGCTATACCACGTTATCATTTGAGCCTGCGTGCAATAACTCATTTAACCGGCTCTTTTCCTGTCCCCATATGCACAGTTTTAGCATCCGGGAACTTTGACAGAGCTTTTTGATTATCAAACCGTTCGGTGTACTCAATCCACCGCCCATTGACTAAGACTTTTCTTATTCCACAAGCTTTTGCTTGTTCTGCTGAATATACAAACTTAACTGTAGCCATAGTTTTCCCCTTAAGCCATACCAGCCGTTACGAACAGATACACAATATCGCCCACTACACCAGATACTTCCGCAGTACCAACAACACGATTACCTGATGAGGCTGTTACCGCTCTACCCACCGAATCAGCAGTCAATAAATCCCCGCGCGTGACCGTGCCACCGTATTCAACCTGAGCAAAATCATTACGCACCACATCAACCCGATTACCGGTAATAGCCGCCGCAGGAATATCAAACACACCAATCAACGCATCTGTTGCCGCAGCCCCCTGAATAACAACCCCATCCGAGCTGCTGAATTTTGCAATCCGATACGGATTAATCGCAGCACCTGCTACATAATTTTTAATACACATGATTTACCCCTGTAATGTAATTACACCAGACTTTAACAATGGCGCGGCTTCATCATCAGTTAATGACAAAACATCACCCGCGTTAAAATCCTTGCCGTTATGCGATAACAGCCATTGCACCCGATACTGTTTTTCAGTCCCTTCGTTTTTTACCGCCGCCATTTTTAAGCCACCGCATTTTCAATGAAATAACCCAAATCCGGCGCAGTAATCAGCTCTTTCACCGATTCACCTACTCGCAATCGTTGACCGCCGCGTAAACCAATATCACTGTCAGGTATTGAGCCTGCAATCCGCGTCCCAAATTGCGCTGTGAGTGCAAAAGTAACCCCGCTATTCACATCGGCGGCATTGTCCACATTCAATAAGGCGATATGTTTGCCCCAAGCCCGCGCTAATAATGCGGCTTGACCTTTACGCGCCGTATTCACAAACGACTCGCCGACAATGACCTCCTCCAGTTCAAACAGTCTGGCAATAAAATCACGGGTCGCAATACCAGAATCCGCAGCCGTGCCGAAAAATGCTTTTACGATTTTTGGGTGCATGGATAATTTGGTAAACGCAGCCCGTCCAATAACCATTTTATTAGCCCGCATTACCATACTATCTAAAGCCGCTGTAATGACGCCGATAGGATCAGAGTTGGTAAAGTCAGAAAACTGGCTAGTACCTGACAAGGTTTGTTTGGAGCTACTGACATAGTTTGCAGCGGTGAAGACTAAATTGGCAGTGCGCACTTCGCGGTCTAACTCAATCAAATTCGACAGTTTTTCTGTCGCAACCGCTAATGGATTGTAATTAACCGGCGCATTGGCAATATCAGCCTGTGGAATCGCATCATCCAAACCGTAATCCTGCGTGGAGTCTGTGACTTCTGTTGCACGAAATTCAACTTGATTCGGCGCGGATTTGCGTCCAACTTTTGTGTCAGGCACGGTAAAGCCTTCGCTCATATCGTGTTTTAAGTATTTAAATTCTTGTTTGCCAACCGGTTTGCGTGGTGCTACGCGGTCAGCAATCATGCCTTTGTTTTTGTACATCACCGCAATCGCAGTGAGTTCCGGTTGAATCGGGAAGGGTGCATTAGCCATTTACTTATCTCTTGTTGTTACATAAATTACAGCTTCAGAAACGCTAACCTCACGTCCTGCCTGTTTTTCGGCAAACTGATAGGCCGTAGCGGCTTTAACAATCCCATCAGTCGTATTAGGCGCATCGACATTGCCACCAAAATCAAATTGTCCTGTTTTAACGACACTTGGAAGATGGTTTAACAGCCCTTTAAAGAACTCTAGGGATGATGTTTTAACTGTTTGTGCTTTATCGCCTTCGCCTTGCGAAAATTCAAAAGACTCAGCTTCAGTGGGTAGTGCCGCCATAAAATCAGCGACACCGATTAAAGCAGCAGGTTTGACACCTTTTTGCAATAAACTATCTATAACAGCTTGGCATTCGGTTTTGCGAGCGGCTTTCTTTGCGGTCTCTAATTGTTGTTGTAGCAGTTGATTTTGAGCAGCAAAGTCAGCGACTTTGCGCTGTTCTGCTTCCAGTTCTTCTTTTGTTGGCATATCGTCACCTTGGGAAAATTGAGAGGGGTCATTTGGAGTTATTTCAGCTTGGTCTTGTTGCCAATCTTGATAAATTTTGTCTGCATTGGCTGATAAATCATCTAATTGCCAATTTGAAACAACTTTATCAGCCTCTTCCGGTGTGAATTTGGTCAGGATAAACTCGCGTAAGTTTCTGAATAACTGCACAACGGTTCTGGGCGTTTGCCAGTCGTAACACTCAAAATCAAATGTTTCAACGCCAGCCTGATTAAATTCAATGGGTTTTAAGCCTGTAATAGCTGGCGGAACCGCACCCAAGAATCCAACGTGACCGAGTTTTAAACCAGAATCTGTTTTGACAATGCGAATGGAACGATTGGGGAAGCGTTTATCCGCCACCATTTGGCTAAACTGCGGCTCAACATTCTCAAATTTAGCCAGCAAAATATCGCCGCTGCGTTTGAGTGCATGTGTCCAACCGTACGCTGGATCATTGGTTTTGGGATGCCCGACTACGATAGGTGCAGGCGAATGATTGGCAACCATCTGGTCTAAATCAGCGACTGTCCAAACGTGTTGTTTGCCCGCGCTATCGGTTTGCTGACCGGCACGGAACACTTCAACGAAATCGTCAAAGCCTTTGAAGTCTAATAGGGAGTTTTTTTGTGTTTTCATGGGACAAGATTATGTCCCGTGGAAGTACTGCTGTCAGGACGTAAAATATTTTACGCCCTGCGTTGTGAGGGGTATTTTTTTAGAATGTCATACTTTTACGCAGACAGTCAATTTTATCTTGGAGTGTTACGATGTAAACCGTGTTTAAAACCCGTTTAAAAATCCGTAAAAACCACGATTGTGTTTTTTAGGTGTCACGTTATAGATTTAAGTTTAACCCGCCGTTAAAGGTAAAATCTTAATCATTCGCTGCCTCTGTCTTTGACTCTTTCCAAGAGTTCTTCTTTAAATTTTTCGCGATGATATTTTTCAATGCCAAACCAGAGACACTCAAACCTTTTGCCACTTTCTTCGCTTTCAATAATCATCACAGGACCGCCGGATTTGAGTTTAACTAAATCGCCTACTTTAAATTTTTCACTCATTTTTAACCTCTCAATTTTAGGAATATACCGATGAAATGTTCTTGTTCTAAATCCAAAAAACTAAACCGTAAAATTATGTTTTCTGCGCTTGGCAGATTACTTGTCGATAAACAGCCGATAGATGCGGCTGAGGATGTTTTCAAAAGCTTTAAGTTTCTGCATGAGATGACCAATGCGTATGAAGAAAGCCGCCTTGAGGAGTTTGCTCGAGCTAACAATATTAGGCTTTAAAAATCCTCCTGTTTCAATCTAAACCTGACAGGTTTTTAAAACCTGTCAGGTTTTTTTATGCCTCATGATCGCTTATCGAATACCTCAATAGTTTTCATTATTTGCCGACCGCCCTCTGTCCGTTTTGTATATACAACTATTTTTTATTTAATGGTTCAATGTCCAAAATCTGTGCAGCTATCATTTGCATTTTTTCAACTTCTGCGCGTTCTGAGCTGGTTAAATCCGGCACTTGATCAAGCAACTCCAAACAGCGCATCAATAAATCATTCGTTGTCATAAATAGCTCTAACTTATTGATTTCAATTTCCATCTAATTCACCTATTCATAATTTTTTATCCAATACTTTGATATTGGATAAAAAATTATGTGGCTGTCCTTAGCCCGCCTTTCGCAATTGATTTACTGCGATTTCCAATTCATTCAGGCGTTTCTTTTCCGCAATGCCAGACAAAATCTCTTGCCGTTGCTCTGGACTTAAACTATCCATCAAATCAGCCAAGGCCTTTATTTTTCTATCTTGCGCGCTGCGTTTGCCGGTCAAAATGTAATTTACGTCCGCACCGATTGCCGCTATTGCTTGCCAATAGTCAACATTTGGAGACCTTTCACTTGCCTCATAATTAACCTGAGAAGTCTTTGTAACCCCGCCAATCCTAGCGAAATCTGTTTGATTAAGCTCAATCCTTTTACGTTCTTCAGCCAATCGTTGACCAAAACTCATAATATCTCTCCAAAAAAGAAAACATTTGTTGACATAGTCAACGAACGTTGACTATACTTTGCTCAACGTTAGCCGCTACTAGCGACTAACGTAATAGTAAATATAGACCTAATTTTGGAAAAAAACTATGAGTAGACACGCAAAACCTCTCAGCTATCGACAACGAGTTGACCGTATGAGGCGCAAGTTAAAAATCTCGCTCGAAGAGTGGGGAAAAAAAGAAGGGTATACCAAGTGGCAGGTTTACGCTGCCACACGCGGTGACGAACCCAAGTTTGGGACTCGTTACGAAATCGCCGAGAAACTCGGCTTAGTCAAAGGAGAATTATCATGAGCTTAAAATTAACCGCACGGCAAACCGCCGTTATGGAGCATATAAATTCCAATTCTGGAATTATGCCCATTGCAATTCAAAACTCATTTAGCCAAAGAACTTATACATCTTTAGTTGCTAAAGACCTGCTGCACGAAGTCAGTACAGTCCTTATCGAATCAATGGAAAGCGTCAGCGAAGATGTTGCATTTCAAGCTCTTGAGCTACATGAGCTTACAGAGGGTATGTATATCACCCATAACAAGCTTGAAGAGGTTTGTGCCGATGCTTACTTAATTGGCAATCCACCAGCAGACGCTATCAAAGAAGGGGAACAGGCGGCGTTAGCGGAAGCGGGAACTTCCGTAACACCTAATACTGAAAATTTGAATAAATCAAGCGAAGCCATTGTAGCACAACCAATGCTGCTTGAAAAAGGACATATAGTGCAAATTTCGGCTTCTTTCAGCACTGAGCGCAACGGTCAGCTTGCTACCATCTTGCAACGCGATTATGCGCCACCTGTACATCAGTATCTGCTGTCTTTTCCCGATGGCAGACAAAGTTACTTTCCGCGCAATGCGTTATATCATCCACTAATGTTGTCGGACATCATAGGCAAATCTGTCTTAGTCCCGAACGGACAAATCGGTATTGTTTATGCGCTTCACAACGCGGACAGTATGGAGTCACCCATATTACCCAGCAATTATGCGGCTTACCCTATCACACCTGAAACACTGCTCGAGATTGAGTTTGCGGACGGGTATGCGCACAATGTTGATTTATGGTTTTTTCCGTTCAAGAGCTTATCGCTTATCCCCTCTGGTGTATATCCGCCAGTAATTCCGTCCACACCCAATGATATTAAGCTGTCCACCTCAGTGTTAATACAGGCGCAACTACAGCGATTTATTTTGGATGAACTGACGAATGCCGGCGGTACTTTAACAGCATTAGAACTGTTCCAGCGCATTCTGCGTACTGCAAACGACCCTTCTAATCCACTGGAATGCTGTATTGCCGCCGGATTTAATCCCACTGACATTATCAGGAAAATATCATGATGACACTCAAACAAGCGCAATCGCTAGTTATTTTTCTAGTCAGTCATGGCTTAACTGTAGATGACTGGAAAAAAAACCTGCACGAAACCTTAAACCCACAAGCGATTAAAGGGCGTGTTAAGCCTTTTCCGTGCGGACTCGCAAAAAAAGTGTGTGGCGCATTGGGAAATCCAACCGTTTACGCAGTCTCTGAGGAGCAAATAACTGTGTTAGTAGACCCCGATCACTGGCAGGATTTTTTCAACCATGAAATCAGCAAGCAAGTGTACTGGCAACAAGTTAATCGGCACTTAGACCGCTATTACTTAGAAATTACTATCTGGCCACGAGGTGCAAAATGCGCAAACTAATCAAGACCTTGTTTTGTTTTAAGCGTTCGCTGATGAGTACCGTTTTTGCCGTACCCAATGCCAAACCCTCACCCTTGGAAAAATTAGCAGGTGCGTTATGAATGAGCAACAACCGACACCCGCGTGGGTCACTGAGTTTATTGAAAAATTTATCAAAATTGAATATATCGAAAACAGTGATTCAATGGGGCTATACCCATTTCCACTGCTAGCTGAAAATGCGGCGCACGAAGCCAGTTTTGCCTTGTTGGTCGGACTGGGATGCAAAGAGTGTTTTAGAACATTTGCTGATTTTGCCATTAAAAATCAAACCGTTGTTATGGCATTGGATTTTCCTCAGTCGCTGGATTCTGGCAGTGATTTTATTGGCATTTTTTATGTTGATAAGTCCAAAAATACTGGTCTCTCTGTGTTTGCTATTCCTTACGACACCGTAACGGGCGAAATGACTGGTTACATCTATGACAAAAAAGTTATTGCCCTTCTACAGCGTGAAACGGATGCGTACATCGGTGGAATTATCCTGAAAGCTACTGCTAAAGCCGCATTGGCATTGGACGACTAAGTCGATTTAATTGATGTCTGAATCGGGTTATCTATTAGCCTGCTTCAGACAAGGGAATCACAAAACATGGCAAAACAACTCACAACTCAACCGGAACAAGACCCGCACGCCGAAACCAAGGCAATAGTAGAACGCCTACTGACCGCTGGGCAACGGATTGATATTGACCTGCCCAGCACCTTAGTTGAACAACAGCAATGGGCTTTAAACGAGTATGAAAACCACATTAAAGCGGGTTTAAAGCTCGGTTATGCGTTGGTGGTGATTAAGCAGCAACTTGAGCATGGCGAATTTACCGCATGGTTGAAATCTGTAGGAATTAATGACAGCACAGCTAGAAAAAATATGCAGGTTGCAACATTTCTAGCGAGTTTTGATTCAAAACGGGAACGCGTTCCCGTTTTGGAAAACCCACATTTAGACCCTGACTTAGAAGAACAGCAAGAAATAGATGCGGTATTAGCCAAAATCATCAAATTACCGTTGCGTAAACAACTGGTTTTAGCGCAAGAAACCCCAGAGCGGGTACGGCATTGGATACAGACTGATTTTTTTGACGAACTGGAAAAAATGTCGCTGTCGGATTTACGCACGGTCATCAAGCAGCAGAAAGAAATTGAAAAGTTGGAAGCGAAAGCCAGCCGTGAATCAAACCAGCTGTTTATTGCCCGTCAGCAACTGCAAGAGCTGAAAGAAATCCCGAAGGAGCATATCCACATGGAAGTGTTCAGAAAACAGATTTTGCAAGATACCGAAATGGTGAACGCCGCGTTGCAACGCCTGAGAAAGATGTTTGAAACCGTGAAGCACTTTCAAGCGGAGCATGTCGAAGATGCCAAGCAAATGATGGGCTATTTAGCCATTCATCAAGCGGATTATGTAGCGGGTTCTGCAATGGAAATCGGGCGGCTGTATCGGGAGCTTTGGAATGTAAATCCCTTGCTGCCGATGTCGATGCCACGCCTTGAAGAACTACACGAAGACGAGTTGTTTGCGATGACCGAAGCGATAAAAAACCAACAAGCCTTTGACCGCGCTCTGGAAAGCAGCTTGAAACATGCCCTGAACGGCACTGACAAGAAAATTGCTGAAAATCTGCAACGGGACATCAAAAAACTTAATAAGGGTAAAAAATGATGCCAGCCTTAGCGACACAAGCTCAAGCCGCTGTTTTGCCCACGACCAGAGCGCGAAAAGCGTTAATTGTCACGCGGCATATTCAGGACAAGATGACCCCTGAGCAACGCAAACAAATGGCTGCGTTTCAAACCGTGCTGGATTTTGTATTGCGCTTGCCGGTTGAAAAAGACAGCCTAACTCAACGGATTAAAGCCTTTGAAACAACGTATCAAACAAGTTCTGTACCGCGCGAAATCTTAAGCGCATTGGCATTAGTGCAGGGGAAAAAAGCGGGTAAGTGCCCAAACCGCGCCACGTTGTTTCGCTGGTTTGAAGAACTGGAAAGCTACCAAAACGGCAATTCAGAAGCTTTAACAAAAAAATACAAAGGCAGACAGCGCACAGTCTATGGCTGGGAACAAAAAGCCATTGAGCTATTTAACACGCCACAAAAGCCCGGTTATGCCGATGTCGCGTTTTGGTTGCGTACCGATCATGGTTTTGAGAGTGCAACAAAAGACCGCGTGACTCGGTATTTACAAACCATGCCAGCGACATTAGGTAAGCAATCACCTGAAAGAATGGGCAAACAGTTTTATAAACACAATCTGGCTCCGCACAAAATCAGAGATAACGAAGTCTTGGAAGTCGGACAAGGCTATGAAGGTGACGGTCATACAGTTGACGCTTATGTGGCACATCCTGCCACTGGCAATCTGCATAGACCCGAACTGACACTGTGGATTGATGTGCGTTCACGCTTGGTCACAGGTTGGTATTTAACCAATGACGAAAGCGCAATCAGCACGTTATATGCACTGTCAGAAGCCATTTTAAGCCATGACCATGTACCGGCCTATTTGTTTCTGGATAACGGCTCAGGTTTTAAAGCCCGGATGATGAATGACGAAGTGAGTGGTTTTTATAGTCGCCTATCCATTACGCCCAGCTATTCCTTACCGGGTAACTCAAAAGGCAAAGGGCTGGTTGAGGGATTCTTTAAGATTTTCCGAAACCGGCATGACAAGAAATTTCAAAGCTATTGCGGGCATGACATGGCTCCTGAAATTAACCGCCGCCTGCCGGAAATGGTGGAAAAAGGCAAACGCTCTTTACCGTCACTGACTGAATATGCGCAATCCGTAAGGCAGTTTATTCAGGATTATAACAACGAACCTAAACCGGTTTTAGACGGTAAAACGCCGCTGCAAGTTTGGAATGCGGGGTTAAAACAAGTTCCTGTGCATATTCACGCGGATGCGTTAGTGCAACCAAGAGAAATCCGCACCGTGCGTAAATTTGGGGTGCGCCTGGATAACCGCCACTATCAACATGCGGCACTGGCGCAATACAACGGTGAAGAAGTATTAGTTGAGTACAGTTTGCACCATGACCAAGAAGTGCGGGTATTGAATGAAAAGGAACAGTTGATTTGCATTGCGCCCTTGGTAAGCAAGATTGCCAGAATGCCAGAATCACGGCTAGTACAAGCAGAACAAAAACGCTTGGCAGGACAAATTAAACGTAAAGAAAACGACATTGCTGAACTTAAACAACGCAGCAAACCCATTTTAACCCTGGAGGATAACACCAGCGCATTACAAGACTTAACTACCGATTTTGACCTCATCGCAGATGATGAGGATTTTAATGAGTCCTACTTAGACCTAGGACTCGAAGATGAGAGAGCTGCTGATAACAGCTCTGCCCTTGACTGGATGCCGTAAACATCCATTTTTTTTAAATATCCTAAGAGGATTATAACAATGCCCGACGAAAACACAAACTTTACTGCTGCCTACACGACAGACGATCAAGCCAAAGTCGCTTTTATTGTGACTTGGCTAAGAGCAGATAGCAATCGCACAAATGCTGATTTGTTTCGTAAATCAGGTGACATTAATGCAGCAACCGGCTCACAAATCCTAAACGGCAAGTACATCAGCAGTCCGACTGAGTACCTGCAACGCATGATTGCTGCAATCCAAGATTCTGAGGATCGCAAAGCCATTAAAAGCGAAATCCCTTTTGTTGAGACAAGCATCTATAAATTCATTGAGCAAATTTGCCGAAGAACTCATTTAGACAAGGATATTGGCATTTGCATTGGCAATCCGGGCGTAGGAAAAACCATTAGCTTGCGCCATTTTGCCAAAATTAAAAGTAATGTAGTGTTACTGGAAGCCTTTGCCGACATTACCCATAAGTCATTTTTGCTCGAATTATGCAGTCTCACTGGCATTTCGCATGAAGGCAATCCGGCAGTGAATTTGCAAAATTTTTTCAAACGCTCTGAATACTCGCTGATTATTGATGAGGCGGATGAGCTGCCAACTGCCTCCATCAAGTTTGCTCGACGCTTATCCGATATTGCCGGCATTGGCGTGTTATTGGTGGGCAATGATGAGTTGCATGTCAAGTTAAAAGACCCACTGGGTAGACTGGGAAAAATTAACAGCCGCATCGGTTTTCATCCTAAAGCCATCAAGTTAGTCAAATACCGCGATTGCAAACTAATGGTAGAAAGTTACTTGGGGCAGTCGGTTAGCACTGAAATAGCAAAGGCTTTTTATCAAACCTCGGAAGGTTCAGGGCGGTTGCTACGCAATTTGCTCCGCAATACATCGCGCAAGGCGGCTAAAGATAACGTAGTGATTACAACGGCATTGATTGCAAAAGTCAACGAGGAATCAATGGCAGGCAGAGACATAAAAATGAATGTGCCTGAGCCAACCCCTGAAGAATTAAAAGGAGGTTAAAACTATGAAAAAAAGCCGAAAAAGCAAAGGTAATAGTCAGTTTTATTATCGTCGCGCACAACGATCCAAGGCACTTATGTATTCGTTGTTAGTCGAAATGCGCAAATTAGGATTCACGACTCAACTTTGGAGGAATCACAATGGTTAGCTTAGACAAAAGTCAGTTATCTGCTCAACAAACTATGGTTTTAATTCGCAATAAATGCGCGGCATTACTGCAAATACAAGCACCACTGTTGACAATAAAACAAATAACCTCTTGTGTTAGCGAGACTACAGGTTATCAGTTTTATAGCGGATTTTTTTATAACCTCTCTGCTCCGTCACATGACAAGCAAGCAAAAATTGGGCGTGAACGCGGGCGTGTTATTGCAAGATTTTTGAGCATAACAACATCGCGCTTACCAATTTCTAATGCGTCTTTTACGGGCAGCAAGCTAAGAAAATCAATCCCGACTGCATTCAAAGACAGTCCTATGGGTTTTTTTTTAACTCAGCTCCCTACAGCAAGATTAAAGGTAGATTAAATGCGGTTTAAAAAGCATCCCAGACATCACGGCAATCGTAAAAAATTACCTGGGCTTTATTTTATTTCAACACCAAAGGAAACAATCATGACACAAGAACAATCATTACCCACTAAAAAACAGCTTCGTTTGGCTGATTTTTCGCCTGAAGAATTGCTGGAGTTTTTAGAACAATTGCCCCCAACTATGCTGAAAGAAGTTGCCGCTACAAACGAAAAATCTTTGGCGCAACTGATGGCTGAAAAAGAGGCGGCTTATACCGAACTTGAAAACCAGATCATCCCAAAACACGCGATTGCTTATCTGGAATGGGTGAAAGCAGGTAAAGAACTGAAAGCTGAAATTTTTAGTGATCTAAAAGTTTTGATGGATTTGAAGTTTGATCTAGTTGAGTTCAAAGATAAAAAAGTTTTTGGAAATCTCAAATCGCAAAAAAGCCTGACGTTTAATGTCGAACCCTTTATTTTGCGAGTTGGCAGACGCGCGAAAGATACCTTTAGCCATGACGCCAAAGTCGGACTAGCTAAAATTGAAGAATACATCAACTCGCAACAACTTGACCCCAATGTTTCCAGCCTGCTGATTTCATTGATTGAGAAGGATAACAACGGCAATTTAACCCCGTCATCCATCATGTCTTTGCAAAAAGCGATTAAATCAGACGCTAACCAAGACGGTATTAATGATGAGTCTTTTACAGAAGGTGTGCGCTTGCTGACTAGGTCGTGGAAAAAGCTGATGTCTTGTTTCTATATCGAAGTGGGTAAACAGGATAATTTAGGCAAGATAGCGTATGAACCAGGCTCATTCTCAGCCTATGACGTGCCAGTTGATTTTACTTATTTTCAGGACAGCCTCGCCGAAGCGGAGATAGTATTATGAGTGCAGTGGTTACTAAAACTACGGATAAAAAACACATACCAATCGATAATCGCAAACGTTTTTATACCTTATTGGCACTTGGTAAGGCGCAATTATGCTGGGATAATGAGTTTTATTACGGTATGTGGCTGCCGATGCAAGGAGCAACAAAAAACGCAGCGGGCAATTACTCAGCGACAACAATGACCATAGGACAGTTATGCCAAGCCGTGGAACGCATGAAAGACAGTGGCTTTAAGCCGACCACCAAGACAGGTAAAAAGTTTGTCCATGACAATAAAGATTGGCGAACACCACGCATCGCAAAGCTAAATGCTTTATGGTGTAACTTAGCCGATAAAGGTCATGTCCAGGACAAATCACAAAAGGCCTTGGAAGCTTGGTGCAAAACCTACACCCAAAAAGACCGCTTGCAGTGGGCAAATAGCAATAATTTAAACACCTGCATTGAGCAACTAAAAGCTTGGTCAAAACGTGTGGGCGTAGAGGTTTAAAATGGACTTGTCTCAGGTTGATGTATCATCACTTATGAGCCGCCCGATTCGCGCATTGGTTGATTTGATTGGTCTACCTGAGACGTTCAAATTACTTGCAGCGCGGGGCGGCACATCAATAAAAATCCCTATCCATGCGCATAATGCAAAAGTGTTATTAGCAATTTTAAATAGCGAGAGTGTTGATGTTTTGTGCAAGGCAATGCCAGAGAAAGTGCTTGTTGTTCCCAAAGCTGACAAGATAACACAACAGATTCGCAATCAGGCAATTCAGCAGTTGCGCAACACAAAATCCGCATCCAAACTAGCATTGGAATTTAACTTAACCCGACAGCAGATTATTAATATCTGCCAAGGACTGAATGAGAATAACGGTGAGCAATTGAACTTACCTGAAAGGTAAAGATAAAAATGTCACAAGAAGTAACTGAATCACTAAAGCAAGACTTACAAACTGCGCTGGAATTGTTAGTCATCGCTAAGTCAGGGAGCCCTCATATTAGTAATACAAAAGCTCAGCGCATCAATCGTTTTCTAGCGATTATGCGATCAAAAGGCTATATGCCCTTGACACCACCGCACTAAAAATAGCAAACTAAGCTAACCCGCAAAGAAAAAGAAAGGACGTAAAACATTTTACGTCTTTTTTTTTGCCTCCAGAAAAGCCATTCTAGTCAAAAAATATTTAACTAGGATACTCCCATGCCACACGATAACGACCTTTTGCTTGGTGAAATTAAAGGCAAAATGGACTTAATGCTTGCTAAACAAGACGGCTTTGACGACAAGCTGGATGCCCACAATACTCGCCTTAATAAAGTTGAAACCAAATCAACTATCAGTGCCGTAACTATCTCAACGATTGTGATGGTCGGGATTGAACTTGCAAAATCAAAGTTAGGCTTCTAATGGCTCACTCGCCAGAAACCCGTCAAGCAGTTCGTGCTTCTTATGTTTATGAGCGACTGGACATAGAAGCCGCTGCGGTAAAAAACGGTGTTTCTAAAGCTACTGCACTAAACTGGAAACGGGCAGCAAAAGAATCAGGCGACGACTGGAACAAAGCGCGTACCGCCTCACGAATGGCAAATGGTTCGCTGGGTGATGTAACGCAAGAAATTATGGAAGATTTTTCGCTCCTGTTCAAATCCACGATTGCCAATATTAAAAATGGTAATTTTGATGGTTTACAAAAAGCCGATGCTATTTCAAAACTGTCTGACGCTTACGTTAAAACAATGAATGCAGCGAACAAAGGCAGTCCTAAATTAGCGCGTCTTTCCATTGCCTTTGAAGTGATTAGTGAGTTAGCAAGCTTTATTAAAACGCATTTCCCTGAAGCAACTGAACTGTTTGCCAAAATCCTGGACAAATTTGCAGTGCGCGTGAATGAGGTATTTGGCAAATGAGCAGCTTCACTGAAAAGCAGTTTTTAGAGGAAATATCCAACCTCACCAAACAACTGCGCCGCGAGATTGAGGCGGAATCCATCGGCATTGACCCCAGCCCAGAAGCAATAAAACAACGTAGACAACGGGTATTGCGTGATGGTGATTTTAGGTTTTTTGCCTATACCTACTTTCCACACCATATACGCGGCGACAGCTCACTATTCCAAAGCCATTTCTGTGACCGCTATCCAAAACTACTAAGACAAGTGGGTGGGGTGCGTGAATGGTGGGTTGCACCGCGTGGTGAGGCTAAATCATCCCTGCTGACTAAAGTCGGGCCCGTTTGGTGTGTGGTGCAAGGCTTATTAGAACGGGCTGAAATTAGGCAAGAAATCAACTGGCAAGGCGATACTCCACCGTTTATTGATTACATCGTGTTATTAGGAGCTGAAACCAAGCTACCAGCGAAGTTAATCGAAGTCATCAAAACTGAACTGAGCTATAACGCGGCTTTATCTCTGGATTTTCCCGAAGTGGTTGGCAAAACATCGGTCTGGAAAATTGGCGATATGGTCAGCCAAACTAACGTCAAAATCGAATCCTTTGGAGCTGAACAAGCGATTAGGGGTACATTTCACGGGGCATCACGCCCTAAGCTATTGCTCGGTGATGATTTAATTACTGATGCTGAAGCTAAAAGCCCGACCGAACGCGAAAACCGTTGGAACTGGCTAGAAAAAAGTATTGATTACTTAGGGCCGCCGGATGGTTCAGTCAAATATTTAGGCGTAGGTACGGTGCTGCATAAAGATGACCCGATTAGCCGCGCGAAAAGAACCATTGGACATTTAGTCCACCATTTCAAAGCCATTGAAACCTTTCCAGACGCAATGGAGCTGTGGGAACAATGCGAAGAACTGATGCTGAATGATGACAAGCAAGTGGAATTGAAACTCGCTGGTCGTGGCGATGTGGCGAAAGAGTCTGATTTGCCATCCTTCAAGTTTTATAAGAAACATAAAAAGGAAATGGATAGGGGCGCGGTCGTTTCTTGGCCGTCAGTGCGTGGCTTGTATAACCTGATGCGGGCGCGGGCGAAAAGCCGCAAAGCCTTTGCGACTGAAATGCAGGGCGAAGCGCGAACCGATGATGAAAAGATTTTTACCGATATACATTTTTGGGTGCAACGTTTTAATCATTGTATTAAATATGGCGCGTGTGACCCGTCAATGGGAAAAGGTGAAAGCTCTGACCCCAGCTCTATTTTGATTGGTGATTATGACCAAAACACCAATATTTTGTATGTGATTGAAGCAGTGATTAAGCGACGTTTGCCCAGTAAACTCAGCAGCGATTTAATTGCCTTTCAGCGTGAATTTAACTGTATGGCATGGGGCTTTGAAAATAACAACGCTTACGAACACATGCGGCAATCGTTTATGGATGATGCACTAAGAGAAGGCGTGACTTTGCCGCTGATTGGCGTGACGGCGGTTGCGCCAATGGAGGTGCGGATTGAATCTTTAGAGCCGTTTATTTGCGGCATTAGTCCACGCATTGTATTTCATAAAAACCAAACGCAATTGCTGGATGAAATGGATAGTTTCCCTGAACCCCAACACGGTCATCATTATGATGGCTTAAGCGCGTTGTATTGGTTGCATCACATCGCAGTATCACGCGCGGGCGGCATTCCGAATATTCAGAGTAAGTCGCCAGTGAAATCGTTTTTTAAGAATCTTTTAAATGGGTATTAATTATGTCAGTTAGTTATTTTGTTTGTTCTCATTGTGGTGACGTTGGTAACGATCATAGTGATAACGTCTATTGCAGTTGTGGTAATCAATACTGTAGCCCTGAATGCGGCGAGGAAGCAGGTGTTATTGACCAAGATGATGCTGTCATAACGGGGATTGATTCAGTCTGTGGTTATTGTCGCGGTGAACTATTTAAGGATAGCGAATTACTAAAAATTGCTTTAGAAAAGCTTGAAATATCACGCCAAGATTTAGTGTTATTGGCTAAAAATAGATTAGGTTATAGTTAAATCATGTTTGACGTACTAAAACGCGCCACCAAAAAATTACTACTCGGCACTGAAATAGCTTCAAGGCAAACTGACCCATATTTTTACAATGCAATGAGTTTGATGCCCAATCCTGATCCAATTTTGCGCAAAATGGGAAAAACACAGGAAGTGTTTGAAGCAATTATGTCCGATGCACACGTTGCTGGTGAAATAAGAACGCTGCATACCAATGTCGTACAATATGAATGGCGTTTAATTGCTGCGTCTGATACACCTGAAGACATAGCCGCGCTTGAGTTCGCTAAAAAAGTCTATGAGAAACGCCCCGCACCTGGCATTGGCTGGCAAGATATAAATTGGACAATGTACGAAGCGGTATTGCGCGGCTATCGTGCGCACGAAATTGTCTGGGAACTGCAAAACGGTTTAATGACTCCGGTGATGCTGATTGACCGTCCGAATAAGCGTTTTGTTTACGGCAATTCAAACGAACTGCGGATTATCACTAAAAACAATCTAATTGATGGCGAACCTGTACCGGATTACAAGTTTTTAGTTAGCCGCCATATGCCTAGTTATGATAATCCCTACGGCGTGGCGTTGCTATCAAGCTGTTTCTGGCCGTACACCTTTAAACATAACGGCTTTCGCTGGTTCAGTCGTTTTTGCGAAAAGTACGGGATTCCTTGGGCAGTCGGTAAATATCCAGACGGCACTAGCCAAGCCAAAATTAATGAACTGGCGGCTAGTTTAGCGAATATGGTTGAAGATGCTGTGGCTGCCATTCCCGATGCCGGCAAAGTGGAGTTAATTGAATCGGGCAATGCGACAGGAAACCTACCACAAGAACGTCTGATTGCGTTATGCAATGCAGAAATGAGCAAATGCCTAACTAGCCAAACGCTGGCAACTGAAATCAACGCCCAAGGCAGTTTTGCTGCGGCTAAAGTGCATAGCGCACGCGAACAGGATAATGGTTCAGCGGACAGAATTATTGTCGAAGATACGCATAATCAACTGCTAGTGTGGATGACAGAGTTGAATTTTGCCAATGCCAAGCCACCGTGTTTTGAATTTTACGAGGAATCGGAAGCTAGGCAGGAATGGGTGGATGTGTTTAAAGATGCGCGGGAATTTATGCAGATTCCACAAGCCTTTGCCCATGAACGCTTGCAAATTCCACTACCTAAAAACGGTGAGGCGGTATTGCCAAATTCACAAGCCGACATTCAAGTAGCGCAGTTTGCACAAGCAGTTAATGATGATACAGACCCCGTTACCGATTACACCCAACAATTAGCTGAAAACAGTAGTAAATACTTAAATCAAATGGTCAGCAAAGTTCAAGCCATTGCTTTTGCTGATGCAAATGACTTAGAAAAAGTTAGAGATAATTTGCTGAATGCCTACGGTGATTTAGACAGCAAGAAACTCGAAAATATTATGACAATGGCGTTTGCTTGTGCGGATTTAGCAGGGCAGGTGGATGTCATCAATGAGACTAAATAGCCATGCCTTTAGTCATTTCAACTACTAATCCACCCCAAGACAGCAATTTCAAACTGCCGTTTGATGAGCAAATTGCCTTTTTCAAGCAAAAGTTAAATCTACCCACTGAACGTTGGGACGATATTCTAAAAGCGGCGCATGACAGGGCGTTTATTGTCGCAGGTGCAGCTAAAGCGGATTTGCTGAATGATTTGCGCCTTGCTGTTGATACCTCTATCGCAGAGGGTAAAACCATTCAGTGGTTTAGGAAAGAATTTGAGAATGTCGTTGCTAAAAATGGCTGGACAGGTTGGACGGGCGAAGGCGATAAGGTAGGGCGTGACTGGCGAACACGGGTGATTTATCAAACAAATCTGTCTACTAGTTATGCAGCAGGACGTTATCAGCAATTGACTGATCCTGATTTGCTTAAAGTCAGACCCAACTGGAAATATCTACATAGCGATTTAGTACAACACCCCCGTGAAATTCATAAAAACGTTTGGAATGGCGTGGTTTTACCAGCAAATCATCCCTGGTGGAAAACTCATTATCCGCCGAATGGTTGGGGTTGCCATTGTAGGGTTGTGGCGGTTAGGGCTTCCGAAAAAGGCAGAAAACCCGAAGATAGTAACTATCAGCATATTAATAAGAGTACGGGGGAGGTTACTACGCTTCCCGAAGGGATTGATTACGGTTGGGATTACGCACCAGGCGCGAATACCACAGCAAGTTTAAAATCGTTAGTTGAACAAAAGCTGATAGATTACCCGTCTGCTATTGCCGAGGCACTCAAAGCGGATTTAGCAAAAGTCACCAATAAATAATTTATGTTAAGTATCTCGATTAATGGCTTAGAACAATCTGCCAACTACCTACAAAGACTAAAGTTACGCGCGGGAAATTTGCGCCCAGCTATGTTAGAAATCGGTGAGGTTTTAACCGAATCCACCAAACAGCGGTTTGAAACGGGGACTGCGCCCGATGGCAGTGTGTGGGCATCAAACAGCAATACCACTCTATTATATAAGGCGGGTGACAAGCCACTGGTAAATTATGGTTATCTGGCAGAATCAATTCATTACCAGTCATTGGGAAATACAGGTGTGGCAATCGGTACAAATAAAGTTCAGGCGGCAATGATGCAGTTTGGCGGGACTAAAGCACAGTTCCCTCATTTGTGGGGAGATATTCCAGCAAGACCGTATCTGGGTCTATCGGCAGATGACGGGCAAGATATTTTAGAAATTTTGGCAGAGTACCTACTTTAAATGACTTTTAATATCCGTTTATTGTAGTTTTAAAGAGAGTATCACAAAAATACCATGACTATCATTGTAACCTTTCCAAATGCGAAACGCCGTTTCGTAGTTTGATAAATAACAGGTATTTTTAATGACTGAGTGTTTTTTTCCTATCTTATTACAAAAAGATTGTTTTGAAGTTTTGGCAGGACTATCTGATGGTTCAGTTGATTTGATTCTCACTGACCCACCGTATTACTCGACATCTTTGCATTTTGATAAACAACCACGACTTGATTTTCAAGCATGGCTAAAAGAGTGTAAGCGAGTATTAAAACCAAACGGTGTATTGCTTTCATTTTGTGACTTAAATCTACTGGTCGAATTAAGAAGTCACAAGGTTTTTAAAAGCTGTTACGAGCTTATATGGTCAAAAAATCGCGGCCCCAACTTTATGGATGTGAATTTTAGACCATTCCGAACACATGAATACATCCTTGTCTTCACCAATCAATTTAAAAAATCAACATATAATCCCCAACGTGTTGCAGTTTCTGAATCATCACTGGCTCGACATAAAGTGGGTAAAGTTGTTATCAAAAGAAATAATACCTCGCAGGTTTCTCTCTATCAGGGCATAAGGAAAACACCCACTGCAAAGTATCTTAATGATGGGAAACGACATCCTTTTAGTGTACTGAGCTATTCAGTGCCACAAGGAAAAAATAATACAGCACATCCAACTCAAAAGCCGCTTGATTTATGTGAGTGGCTAGTTAAGACGTACAGCAACGAAGGAGATTTGGTTTTAGATACTTTTGTAGGAAGTGGCACAACTTTGGAAGCGTGCTTAAATTTAAACCGAAATTCTATAGGTGGTGAAACTTATGAGTCGTATATTGAAATTACAAAAAATCGGATCGAACAAGCAAAAGCTAGGTATTTAGAGCTGAAAAACCAATAAGCTTTAACTGATTTTTAGGTAATAAAAAACGGCTAAAAACATAACTTTTAGCCGTTTTTCTAGTTTTTCATTAAAATATTAGTAACTTTGTCGCAAATTAACTATTTTTTAGTTTGAATAAGTTATCACTATCTATTTGATAAAAAAAAGGAAAAATTATTTTAACTGCTGTTGGTTTATCTTATTTCTACTCTCTCCCCACAGTTGTAAGGTTTGACTCAATAAATCACACAGCAGCGTTTTTAAAACGGCTTCATCACTGGCTTGTTGCGTGGTTTGCCATTCCACAATGAGCGCAGAAATTTGTGCATCGGCGTGTTGTAATTGTGCGGTCAATAGCCCGACACTTTGTTGTGCAATTACCCGCGCCCCTTCGCGCGAATACTGACTACTGCCTGCGCCGTCGGTGACTGCCACAACGTGCCACAGCGTTTCTGCCTCAATGCAAAAGGCAAAATCATCATCCCGACAACTACCAACGTGGGCATGAGAACGCCCCCGTTTACTGGCGGCGGCAAGTTGCCAACCATAATGTCCTATTGCACCTTGATAAGCGGTGTCAGGTTTCCAAAATAATTCCGCAGGCTGTGAGGGAATCGCTTGCCATAAGCTTTTCGGGTCATTGTTAATCACAAAATTTAATGACGTGACCTGTGGCAGGTTTAAATTTTCTTCCAAACAATAAGTAATTTGTAACACATAATCACCTGCCTGCTGAGGCTCACCACTTAACAGATTTTGCTCAGGCTGATAGCTTAAGCCAACCTCTTCAAGTCCTGTCAGCGAAACAATCCGAATAGGTCGTTCATCGTGCCATTCTAAAGCGGCGTGATAGGTTTTACCGACTGTGGCATTTGGCAGTTTAAAATGCACAGGTAAGTTTGCAGGCGACTGCATAGCTTCTAACTCCTGTTCAATCAGCGGGGTTAAATCCGTGATGGTTTCCTCAATAATGGGCGGTTTTGGGCTAAAAAAATCCTCCCAGCGTTGTTTTAACTGCGCCATTTCTTCATCAAGCCAGTCTGTTTGCGCTTCAACTGCTAAAAATTGCTTAATTTGGTTTAAATCCGCGGGTATTTGAAAACGCGCTAGCATCTCTAAACAAATTCGTAGGTTCGATAACTCAAACACGATTTTCATCCTTTAGAACGGGTTATTTCAAACCCTTCACTATCGGCACTGCTGGACTGCATTTTCAATTGTGCGTCACACCACGGACATTGGGCATTTTCATCGTCCCCCACACAAAATACCGCCCCGCATTTACAAATTCCTAACGCATAAGCATTGCCACAATAAGGACAGCCCACGCCGCCGACTAGG